TCAAAATCCGGCCTTTTTGTTTTCGTGCATGGCACAAGCGGCGAATAGGCGCGTCGGATCCGATGTTTCAAACGCTTGATAATAAAGTATATAATCATCTTTGTTTTTGTTGGCGCATCCTTTTCTCATCGGGTTGCCGCTTTCGAAAGACGTTGTTGGGCGTGCCGTCGGATCATCGTATTTTTCCGAAAAGGTTTCTGCTTTTGCCTCTGCCGGGGTGGGCAGCACTTTCCTTTTCATTTAATCGCCCGTTACCACAATCGGGCCGGGCGACCGACAGACATCGGCAGCGCCATTTCCGGGAGCGGTGCGACTGACGGTATAGCTGCTTTTGTTTTTCCTTTGTTTCCCCGGATTTTGGAGAACCGGACCGTTCTCGGGTTTCGTCGTAGCCGTTATTGTCCGAGGGCCTGACGCCAACGCCTTTGCCAGCTGGTCGGGACAGGATGTTCCCCGGCCTTTGCAGTCGATGCCTTCGAGACGTGCGATCACGTCGGCAGCCTGCATCCCGCGCGTCAGCAGACCTATTCCCTGGGTATTCCCGTGACATCCGCCTTCGAAGCGGACGCTTTTGACGATATCTCCCTCCAATTCGATTTCGATGGATTTCGAACAGGTACCTTGTGTCTTATAAGTGAATTTCTTTGCCATTTCGAAAGAATTTCGTACGCAAATATACGAAAACTCGCCCAAATACGGATGGATTTAGGAAGAATAATGTAAACTATTGGGTTTTCAGGGAGATAGGCAATATTATTCTACATTTGTAAACGTGTGCTTTGAAGCTGTTTTTTGAATAGTTAAGCGGAAAAATTGCTACCTATCCGTTGCCCATTCCAGTTGTATGGAGTTGTTTGAAAATCCTTTTTGCTCCGACCATAAAGAACGCAGTTTTATCATTTTAGCTTAGCGAAGGTACTTATTTTTTTTGAGATATGAAAAATATAGGTTCCGGAAGTCAATGGTGATAGCTTTGTCTATGTTTGACGATATTTTACATGCCGATGATTAACTCTGTCTCCGTTAATTTTGCAAACAATGGAACAGATTATGAATCAAACAGATGTAAAGGTTTCGTTCTACCTTAAAAAGAGCGAGGCGGATGCCAAGGGAAATTGTCCCGTAATGGCACGGCTTATTGTCGGCAAGTACTCTGAAACAGCATTCAGTGTTAAGCTTCGTGTGCCACAGTCTTTGTGGTTATCTGGACGTGCCTGTGGGAAAAGCGCTGCGGCCCGAGACATAAATAACAGGCTGGATGAAATACGTGCAGCTGCTTTCAGTATCTATGCGGAACAATCCGCAAACCGTGAAGTTGTTACTGCAGAAGAAGTAAAACACCAGCTTTTGGGAATGGCTTCGGAACAGGAAACCTTGTTAAGCTATTTCAGGCTTTTCATGAGAAATTTCGAGAAACGTGTTGGGATTAACCGGACGGAAAGCAGCTTGAACGGTTATCGAAATTCCTATGATCATCTGGTTCGTTTCTTACAGTCACAATACAAGTTGTCAGACATTCCTTTTGCAGCATTAGACCGTTCTTTCATTGAAAAATTCGATTTGCATTTGCGTACGGAATGTCATTTAGCTCCAGGAACGATTGTAAATCTTACTGTAAGGCTGAAAACAATTGTCGGAGAAGCGATTGCGGACGGTATCATTACAGCGTTTCCTTTTGTGGGTTATGAACCGACACATCCGCAACCGGAACAAAAATATCTTACAACAGAGGAATTGAACAGAATCATGACCACCCCTTTGCATAGTCGCACCCTTTATCATGTACGGGATTTGTTTTTGTTTTCCTGCTATACTGGTATTCCTTATAGCGATATGTGTATGCTGACAAATGAGAATCTTTCCCTTGCTGAAGATGGCACTTGGTGGATTAGGAGTTCACGCAAGAAAACCGGTGTAGATTTTGAAATACCGCTTATGGAATTGCCGCTTCATATCATTGAAAAGTACCGGGATGTGGCTCCTGAGGGAAAACTTCTTCCTATGTATTCCAACAGTTCGTTGAACCATTATTTGAAACAGATAGCCGTACTCTGTGGCATAGAACGCAAGCTGGTCTTCCACGTGGCCCGTCATACCTATGCGACCGAAATCACCCTTTCCCATGGTGTACCACTTGAAACGGTCAGCAAGATGTTGGGACACAGCAGAATTGGCACTACACAGCTTTATGCAAAGGTTACAGACAATAAGATAGATACAGATACAAAAGCATTGGATAAAAAAATTGCTGAGAGGTTTTCTGTAGTTATTTGATAATGGCAAAAAATAGGATTATGAAAAGAAATACTGATAATATGGAAATCAAACGTCGCAGTACATTTGCGATATTGTTTTATATAAACCGTACCAAAATCCGTAAAGACGGAACATGTCAGCTGCTGTGCAAGATAAGCATAGATGCCAAATGGGAACAGATAGGAACGAAAGTGTCTGTCAATCCTGCCGTTTGGAATCCGGAAAAGGGACGGGCTGACGGCCGCAGTGAGAATGCTATTACCGTCAACCGGGCCATTGATGATCTGACAAAAGAAATCAAGGAGCATTATAGGCGGATTAAGAACAGTCTGGGATTTATTACGGCAGAGCAGGTAAAGAATGCTGTGATGGGAGTCGGTCAGAAACCGCTAACTCTGCTGGCTCTTTTCAGAGAGCATAACGAGGAGTTCAAGAAGCGTATCGGGGTGGATCGGATAAAGGAAAGTTATGATTCCTACTTGCGCTCATATAAGCACCTTTCTGCTTTTGTGCAGGAAAAACGTGGTATAGAGGATGTTCTTTTACGGAATCTTGATCGTGTTTTTTATGATGACTTTGAACTGTTTCTCAAGACGAACAGGAACTTAAGTCCGAAGACAGTACATGAACACCTTTATAGACTGAAGAAGATGACTATGAGGGCTGTCAGTCAGGGAACAATACGCCGCGATCCTTACTGTCGTCTTCATCCGGAATTACCCAAACGGAAAAGTCGTCATCTGAAATTGGAAGATCTGAAGACACTGCTTACAACCCCGGTCGAGAAGCCACAGCTTCAGTTTGTCCGAGACATGTTCATTTTCTCCACCTTTACCGGACTTGCCTATGCAGATTTGAAAAGACTGACTGTTAATGATATTATACAATCTGAGGATGGTTCGTGGTGGATTCATATCCAACGTCAGAAAACAGGGACATTGTCTTCTGTACGGCTGTTGGATATTCCGTTGAAGATAATTGAAAAGTATCGGGAACAGCGTCATGATGACAAGGTTTTCAATTTATACAAGCGTGAGTATTTCATTATGCTTACCCGTAAGTTAGGTGAGGTATACGGTTTTGAACTCACATTCCATATGGCGCGACACAATTTCGGAACTCATATAACTCTTTCAATGGGCATTCCAATTGAAACGGTCGGTAAAATGATGGGCCATATGCGAATTGAAACTACGCAGCTTTATGCTAAAGTCACCGACAAGAAAGTAGATGAAGACATGAAACGTCTGAAGGCAGCTGGTCTAAGCCAAACATCCGGCTTATATGAGGAGGATATTATAGTAAGGAAACAGAGACGAAAATCCCAAAGCCAGCTATCAGAAAATAAAGAAACGACCTTGTAACGAGGCCGTTTCTTTTGCATTGTTTCATACCCATCGCTGTTCTTCCCTGCATCTTTTATATGCGTCGTCAAGAACTTTCTGTATGTCTGACTCTTTGTAAAGGGCTTTTCCCTGCACAAGGTAGTAAGGTATCACGCCGAGGGTCCGGTATTCCTGCAAGGTACGCCGGCTTACTTTCAACAGCTTTGAAAGTTCCTCGTCCGTGAGGAAATAATCACTGTGGAATGCGGGTCTCGGAGCCGTCCTTATTGCGTCTATCATACGCTCCATGTTTTCCAGCCCTTTGAAAATAGTATCAATCCGCTGGTCCTTTCTGTCTATAAGATCGTAACTCATGGCTTTCTTTTTTGTGGGTGATAACTTGATTCCAACATGTTTTGCACATCTTCCGGCTTGTAGAAGAACTTGTTCTTGATCCGGGTGAAAGGCAACAGTCCTTTCTCACGATATACCTGAAGCGTTCTCTTTGATATGCGGAGAATCTCGCATACCTCCTGATTGTCCATCCATTTTTTCAGTCCTGCATCTTTGGCCGGATTGCATATACCAGTGACTTTTTTCTCTATCATGCTGAATCGGACAACCAGTTCGTCAAATGTCCGTTTGTCTATACATATAATTTCCATACTGCCGTTTTGTTAGAATTGAATACCGAGTTCCTTTTTAATTTTTGCCGGAAGTACCTTTCCTTTCCTGCTCAGGAAGTCCTGGACTTCCGAAGCCTTGTAATAGGTACGTCCGTCAATCATGTAGTAGGTGACGAGTTTCTTCTGGCGGTAGCGTGCAAGTGTACGCTTGGTAACACCAAGGAGCTCGCACATATCCTGGTTGTCAAGCAGCTTGTCACCCTCAAGAGCGGCCGTCTGCCTGTTCATGCGGTTCAGCCTGTCATCTATCCTGTCAAACCGTTCCATTATCTGATGGAGCATCATCTGGAATGTCTCCCTGTCTATCTGTATCATAATGAATTCTGTTTTTAGTGTAATAATTCCATTTTTTACACCGTGTTGCGCAACAGGTTTCATTATGATATAGGCCAAAACATAGACCAACGGAACATATCGCCACATAAAAGTATGACAAGTCATTGAGTAATAGGGAAATAAAAAATCAGCCCCATAAAAATGAGACTGATGGAAGTATTGCAAATGCAATATGTTGCAATGCCTTATTGCAATGTCTTGCAATAAACCAGGCGACAAATTCCGTTTTTGAATGTTTTGGATTTTACGGTTTTCCACTCTCCACGTGGCAGATGTTTTGAGACGGATTTATGGTTCGGACGAGTGGAAGGAAACAGGAAAATGATCATTTCATCTATGAGATGATAAACTGAGAGACCACGCAAAAGTTCTATACTTTCTTCGTCATGTATCTCGGCTTGATAAAGGATGGATGGGTCTGACATGTCTTTCTCGCACATGAAATCCACAAGCGGATAACCCGGATAGAGCCGGCGGGTACATTTGTCGCGCCCGTATGAGAATCCGTCCTTGTCGTCTCTCATCCATTGTAATAAGGGGTCGTCTTCAGCCGGAATGGAACCGTCTAATGTCATTGCTATCAGAACCTGTAACTTGGCCATACCTTTTTTCCTCTAAATGAAAAGCGTGAAACTCACGCACTATCAGGTAGAGGCTCTGGTAAGCCCATTGTAGAATCATGCATGAGCTCACGCTATAGGACATAGCATAAGCTACACGCAAAAGCCTCTACAATATCAATTTACCAGATTTCTAAAGTATAGGTATTAAATGAAAACAAGAGTTAAACAAGTGCAAATAAATGAACTAATTTACAGTGTATTATATGAGGCTTGATGTTTTCTGTTATTTTCATTCTTTTCAGTTGATTGGTTCTTTTTCGGTACATTTTTGTTTCTTATTTGTTCCTTAGTTTCGGCTTTTATTTGTAGTTTTGCAGCAGATATAACGAGCAAAAGAGGAGGGAATATGCCACGAGTAAGAAAGCCTGCAAAAGTCAAAGAACCTATCCGTTTGCGGATGAAAGAACTGGCCAATGGAAACAAGAGCTTGTATCTGGATATATACCGGAATGGCAAACGGATATACGAGTATCTGAAGATGTACCTTATTCCCGAAACAGATTATAATGCTCGTATACAGAATCAAGCGACAATGGCTGCCGCCAATGCCATCAAATCGAAGCGCATCATCCAACTTACCAATGGCGAGGCCGGAATCGAACACAGGGAAAAGGTTTTTCTTTTAGACTGGATGGAGACCTACAAAGAGAATCAGGCGAAGCGTGGTAAAAAGGACGGGAACCAAATCATGGTAACTATCCGCATACTGAAAGATTTTGCGGGTGAAAGCATGACAATGGATCAGATTGACAAGGCATTCTGCCAAGAGTATATCGACTATCTGCTGACGGAGTATCGCCCCAAAGGAAAACGGGTGTCTAACTTTACGCTTCACACTTATTACCGTATTCTGAACGGAGCTTTGAATGCCGCCGTTCGTGCGGATATTATCAAGTCCAACCCATTTACAAAGATCAACAACTCGGATAAGATACGCTTGCCGGAGAGCAAACGCTCGTATATGACCATTGAAGAGGTCCGGGCACTGATTGCTACTCCGATGAAGAATGAGTCCGTAAAACAGGCTTATTTGTTCTCTTGCTTCTGTGGATTGCGAATAAGCGACATTATCGGTTTGAGATGGAAAGATGTTTTTGTGGATAGAGGTCAATATCGCCTTGCTGTGTCCATGCAGAAAACCAAAGAGCCGATTTATTTGCCGCTTTCACCGGAAGCGTTAAAGTGGATGCCGGAGCGAGGAGACAAGATGGCAGAAGACTACGTCTTCGACTTACCGAGCCCAACGATGATAAACGTGCTGCTCAAACCCTGGGCGAAAGCAGCCGGCATAGACAAACGTTTCTCATTTCACACGGCCCGTCACACGTTTGCGACGATGATGCTGACGCTTGGCGCCGACCTCTATACCACCTCGAAGTTGCTCGGTCATGCCGACGTGAAGATGACACAGGTATACGCCAAAATCATCAATCAGAAAAAGGATGATGCGGTCAATCTGGTAAACGGATTATTCGATTGACACGAACTAGAAGCGAACATATATATTTTAGTTTACTTTAGTATCTATATATAAGGGAGAAAAACTAAACTAAACCGTTTTCAGGAGAACAACTGAAAGAATATCAACGGTGAAAGTTGAGCCCGAAACAGACTTTTGTCACGCTATAAAAGGGACAAGTCGTCGATAGGATTGACTTACCGCCAATGAAAAATATCTCTGAATAGGCTGCGGGGATAGGTTGTTTGATTCGGATATAATTGTTTCGTTTTACATCTTCTTTCTCCCTCTTGTCGCTTGACTGCTGTGCGTGTCGCTGGAGAAATTTCGATGGCAATACTATGTCTAACCATACAACTTGTTTGCCACTTAATAATCAGTCCTGCATTGGACAACGAGATCGCCTCTGCTTGCAGATTGTGTGGCATTCCTCCCGCCGCTGAGCGGTGGGAGGGGTATTAGGCTACCCCGAAAGAAATTTCGTGGCTACAGAACAAATCAAAACGAGAACGATGTTGGATATAAACTTTATAATGAGAGTGGTGAATTATATATCAATTATACAATAAGAATTATTTATAGGAATGGAAAACTTGCTATTTAACTGTTCACAATATTATGATATAAGGCTTCTAAAGTTTCGATTTTGGTATTCGATTTTAATTGACATTGCCATATGATTAGTACACGATATCCTAACCCCTCTAATTCTCTTTTCTTCCGTTCATCACGTTCTATATTATCTGCAATCTTTTTCTCCCAATATTCAAAATTGGATGATGGTAGATGAGAGTATTTGCACCCTTTATGACCATGCCAGAAACATCCATTAACAAATACTGCAGTTTTGTATTTAGGGAAAACGATATCCGGCGTACCCGGCAATCGTTTTACGTTCTTCCGATACCTTAAACCGCGTGCGAACAAATATTTCCGGACTATTATTTCGGGTTTCGTCTCTTTTCCCGTTACATGGGACATTATCTCCGAACGTTTCTCTTTACTAACCGTATCCGCCATTATGCATTGTTAAGCAATTGGATGATTCGCGCTTTGATATTTTCATATGTTGCTGTAAGCCGTATTTTTGCCGCATTCGTTAAACGAGACGTATGCGACATAGCATCACGTATCGGTTTATATTCTATAGCATCTCTACGCAATGAGGCCTTTTTGTCTTTATCGGTTTCATCATCGGCAAGATAGGCTAAATCATCCATTGCACAATAAGACAATTCCGTTGTATTTTCTCTAATATCGAAACTGATATTAGCTTTATTCTTGTGCATTTCAGCTTTTTGCATCCAATCTTCGATTTGTTTCTGCATTCTTGCCGGAATTGGAATCTTTTTGTCTTCAATGTATTTTCGAAGCAAATTTTCCGCAACGAAACATTCTCCGTACGATGCAAAATTGAACTCGGCGTCTTGACTTAAGTCAATGATCCAATCCTCGACTTTTTTTCGACTTGGTGCATGAGTCTTAGGTGGTACGAAATCATCGGCAACGGCACTGAAGAGTTCTCTCGACTTGCGTTCTTTACGAGAGATTCGTTTATTTTCAGAATCTCCATCTTGATTCAATTCGGTACGCCATTTATCCCAGTCGTCGATGATTGTTCTCAATAATTCTTCTATTTCTTTCAAGAAAGCGACGAACTTGGGATCATCCGATACGACGCCCTCTCGGCTGCTCGTGAATCGGTCGTTTTCATCATCCAATGCGTTATAGTGAATTTGCCCGTACAAATAACTCTCAACAATTCGTGTTGTTGGAATATGTTTCAAGATATCTTTTTCGCGCAATCGGCCATTCACATATAAATCGATACTTACTTTTTCCTCCGACTCTCTGATTTTAAGCATAGACGGCCTTTCGACAGAAGCGATGAAACCAGAAATAGCATCAATCCCGGCTTGTAAATCTTTTTGTTTCTTCAAAGCTTCACTTATTTGAAGTTTCTCAGAGATATAAGGGTCGTTAGGATTATTGATTTTCCATAAGAATTGTGTTCCATTGATCAAATCTGTCAACTCGTCCAGTGTTATTTGAGAACCGTTCAAGAAAATATGAAATGATGGATCCAACAACGAAAATCGGAAATACAAAGCAACTAATTTTCGTATATATTGGATTCTGTTGCGGATCCCATCATTGATTTCTTCGAATAAAATAATTGTTCCTGAAACCATATCTTTACCGAATCGGTCTACAATAAAAGCATCAGGAATACCTAATTTATACTCATTCGTAGAAACATCGTCTTTTATCGCCTCATCCAATCCTGAATTATCGATAATGCCGCCGACTAAATCCGTATTTACAGTTTTAGTCAGAACTGTTATTCTTTTCGCACAAGACAATAATGCCAACTTTCCGATACCTTTACGCCCGATGAACGGTCTTCCGATTTCGGTTGCAGAAACATTATTCTTACGTTTTGAATAACCTATTTTCAAAAATTTATTTTGGAAGTCGTCTTCTGTCATTCCCTGTCCGTCATCTTCGATGATAAGCATACCTTTATCACGATCTATCGTAATTCGGACATTCCGAGCATCAGCATCCCATGCATTAGAAATCGCCTCGCCCAATACGGTGATGAAACTTCTATACAAATTTCTTCCGAGATGGTTCAATATGCTCAATGAAATATTGAATGTGTATTCGTTCATATGTCAATACGGTTAGAATTTACATGTGTCAATATGCTTTCTGCAATTATTTCCCCTAATCTCGGAGGCACGGCATTACCGATATATCTCGATGCTTTAGTGATCGCAACATCCTGCTCGTTAGCGAAAAATTTATACGTTTTCGGGAACGTTTGTATAAGGGCAGCCTCTCTGACCGATATCGCACGGTCTTGGGTCGGATGTCCGAATCTTCCGTTTCCCAATCCTGTACATTGGGTAGTCATTGTAGGTGCCGGTTTTTCCCAAACCATTCTACCGTAAACGCTTCCGAACGAACTGCCGCTATCCGTTTTATGGCATCGTAGTTTCAACTCTTCCGGCCAATCTTTCCATCCTCCGCCGTATGGAGTATTTCGAATACGATCAAGATTCTTCGAAGACAATGCTTTTGCTCTGTGCAATGGATCGTTCGGATCAACCTCTCCGGCTTTCAATTCGGGCAAGTCGCCTATCGCATCTTTAACGGTTTTATATTCGTTGGGTTTATGCGTAGGCGGAATCAATTCGATTTCCCCTAATCGCGACGCCAACAATACCAATCGTTTGCGCGTTTGAGGAATTCCGTAATCCGGACAATATACAGGCTTCACCCAAACTCGATAGTCGTTTTCTCTCAATAGATTTACAAAATCGGATAATACTGGTTTATCTTTGAATACCAGAATTTGAGAGACATTCTCCATCGTGACTATATCGGGCAATGTATCTTTTACCAACCGTCCGAATTCATATAACAAATCGTATTTATTCGGATCCTTTTTTTTGTTTTTGAACGCATACGAAGAAAACGGCTGGCAAGGAGCGCATCCTGCTAAAACCCTAATAGCATCTTTACTGTACAATGCACCGATTTCATCGGCGGATACCGTTTTGATATCTTTATAAATAAACTTCGCTTCGTTATTTGTTTCATAGGCATATCGGCACGTGGCATCGAGATCGTATCCTGCGAGTATATCAAAACCCTTGCTTTTCATGCCGAAACTCAAGCCGCCGATGCCGCAAAATAAGTCTATGACTTCTATCGGTGGAAGCGATCTGTTTTCAATATCATTCTTTTTCATAATCTGATTCTAAAACAGAGTATGCTCAATTCGATAATCGATCTATTTCAGCTCTAATCTGCTCCACGACTTCTTTATTGGCGATTTCTCCATCTAAGCTGAACACTATGAATACATTCCCTCCATATTGTTCTTTGAATGATTCGAAACTTGCTTTCATCCGTTCCGTTAGAGAATAACTTCCGAAATTGGCACTTGCAGTTATCGGCTTGATTTGTATGCCTATCGCTTTATCTCCGACTTTTGCAATATAATCAATGTCGCCAGCATGATCCAATTCAGGATCGCTTTCTTCAAAGGTTATATCGGGAAATATTTTGGCTAATCCATCATTAATAACCGACTTTTCTCTTATATAACCATCGTAAGTACGATTTATGGTAAGATTATAAATATAATCTATACAATCTTGTTCTGTCAATTCCCTGAAAGCAGCTTCCCATTCGGGTATAACGACTTCTGTAATTTTAGCATATAGTCGTTCTCCTAATTCTTTCAAACTTTCGTTTGTGATTTTTGTCGGATTCTTACCTACTGTATATGCGTTCTCAAAATACCATGATTGCCATTCTTCAAAAGAAGATGGTTGGCAATTGCGGATTAAAGCCATGACAGCTCCGACTTTATTTGGACGAGATAATTGATAGGTTTGACACGCGTAATTCAATACTCTTTCTTTTTTCCCGAAATTCATTGAATATTTTTCCATAACTGTTATACGTTTATCAGTTTTTCGAATTTAGTCCTATACTTGAAATCGAAAGAATAATCTACATCTGCCAATCCATTTTTCAGCAGGTGTGCGTTGATAAAGGTTTTATTATCCAAGTATAAATAGCAAAGTAACGCATTGTTATCATCGTATTTTATAGTGTCGTAACGCAAGAATACTTTACGTCCTTTTGTTTTCTCCGATAAAAACTTCGTTGCATTGCCATTGACCGATGGTTTCTCTTTAATACCGAGCAATCTTATGGTCAGTCCGTTATTCAAAACGATTGTATTAGGAGATAAAATTGCTTTTACGGAGAAATATTCTTCACGCTCCTTCTTATCTTTATCTATCCGAGAGCCGAATTGCAATTGTTTTATATTTATTTTATTTTCCATTTTATGGGGATCTCGGAATATGTATGGGAGAATGCTAACTTTTTGAGTAACATCGAATGTAGATGAATCTTTTTTGTATATGTATTCCGTCGTTCCGAAAGACAAAGTCGAGGCCACTTTTTCTTCATAAAACTTTTTATAATCTGAGTTTATTTCATATCCGATGGAATTACGCTGCAAGTTGCGCGCAGCTAGAGCTGTCGTACCGCTTCCCATAAATGGATCGAATACGGTTTCTCCTACAAAAGAGAACATTTTGATTAAACGATGGGGCAATTCTTCAGGAAATACCGCAATGTGTCCGTCTTGTTTTGCCCCACCGAAATTCCAATGAGATGCAAAATAAGTATTCCACTCCTCTTTCGTTATCTCCGAGCATTTTTTTTGTTCTGCAGTAGGGGTGGGTGCTTTCCCTTGTTTTTTAAATATGAGAATAAACTCGTAATCGATTTTCAAAATGCCATTTCGAGGATACGGGAAACTACCCATTACAGCGCCGCCTCCTGTGGTGTTCATCGTAGTCTGTTTTTGCCATATAATTGCACCCATATAATCCATACCGAGAGTCTCGCAAAAGCGAATTATCTCCGTTCTAATGGGTATTACTTTATAACGGCCATAATAAACGGAACGCGCGAATTGATCCCCGATATTTATACATAAGCGGCACCCGTCATACAAAACTCGATTACACTCCGACCATACGGAATTCAAGTTATTAATATAACTTTCATAACTATCATGAAATCCGATTTGACTATCATTCCCATAATCTTTTAATTGCCAATATGGAGGCGACGTGATGATCAAATGGATAGATTTATCCGGAATCAAAGAAAGGTTCCGGCTATCTCCATTGATGAGCGTATGAGTTGTTTTTATTTCCATATTTTTCTATTATCAACAATCATTTTCAATGCTTTATTTGCGATTTTGGGGTCTTCTTCTATAACTGCGTTTATTTTATCCGCAATCCAAAGGCACAACAATTCGTCTCTATCTATATGCAAAATATCTGAAAGCAATATTACTTGTTCTTTTTTAGCCTGTCGATCACCGCGTTCAATTCGGCTATACATTGGAATATCAATATCTAAAGCTATGGCCAATTGCTTTTGCAGCAACCCATTTTCTACTCTAGCTATTCTAATTCTTTGAGCAAATAACATGTGCATTCAATAATTTGTCATTATTTGGCAAATATACTGCTTTTATTTGACTTAAACATTAAAGGATTGCAGCGAAAAGAAAAATATAAGCTTTACTTTATTCCCGTCTCATATATATGTTCATTAAAGTAAAGTCAAACAAAGGGAAAAAGATGGCTGCGCCAAGACTTATTGGCTTCAGCCATTTTTTTCATTTGGCTGTAACTCTGTTGAACAGTTAGGCACTACGAAAGTTCAGTTTAGTTTAGCTGGTTAGCTCTATATATAAGCTAAACCAAAGTAAACTATATTTAGATAGGCATATTTGCTTGTCTGTATGCCTATGACTATTACGGTAAAAGCGGCTTGGGTTGCCAATAAGAGGGAATCACAAGTAGAAGAGAGATCGGATGTTTTTCTTTTTTTTGGCTGCAAGTATGTTTACCAATAAATATCCCTCGGAGCAGAGAGAATAACTGCTCTCAGTAAAGTTAGGACTCCTTGTGCAAACAAGTGAAAGGAATGAAACCTAATGGAAATAGAAAAGGTATGAATTTGCTTTAATGGATGGTTTTGTTTCTGTGTTGTTCCTTAATCAAAGGAGTGAAAAATAGTAAAATGTTGATTGTGTATAAATTATATCTGGAAAATCTCCATTAATTTCAAATTTACCAGATTTCTACCTGAGACGTCTTGCGACTTATGTTGTAATGTTCGGCAAGGCTTAAAGCAATGCCGATATTTTCTCCTTATGTTGTGACTGTCATTCCTATATTACAAGGATTTCCAATCATATGCAAATGTAGGCATTTTATTCCAAACAGAAATATGGAATGACGGTTATTTGTCATTCAATCCATATTTTTTCATTTTCCGATATAGTGTGGACGGATCAATATGCAGTATGCCTGCTGCTTGTTTGCGACTCCCATGGCTGGTTTTCAATGCCTGTATTATCGAGTGTTTCTCTTCCGCATCGTTTTCAGGAAAAAGATTGATTTCATCGGTCGCCGCTTCCAGTTTGATATTCAGGTCGGCGGTTTCAATGAGCGGCTGTTTAGCCATAAGTACCGCCCTTCTTATCCTGTTATGCAGTTCCCGTACGTTCCCAGGCCAGCGGTAAGAGAGAAGCAATTGTTCCGCTTCAGAACTGAAGCCTTCTGTCGGTCTTTTCAGTTCTCCGGAAAACTTTTTTCTGAAATGATGAGCCAAAGGCAGAATGTCATCGGGGCATTCATGCAAGGAAGGCAGGACAATCTCAAATTCGCATAGCCGGTGGTATAGGTCTTCCCTGAACCGTTTTTCTTGTATTGCAAGTTGGAGATCTTCATTGGTGGCGGCTACAATTCTTACATTAGCCCGCTTTTCTTTGTTACCACCTATTGGGATGTATGTGCCTTCTTGCAAAACCCGCAGCAGCATGGCTTGGACGTCCAGGGACAAGGTCCCTATTTCATCCAGAAAGAGTGTTCCGCCTTTTGCCATTTCAAAATATCCGTCCTTGTTGGCGTCGGCACCGGTAAATGTTCCCTTTATGTGCCCGAAAAAGAGGGTGGGTGCAAGCTCTTTGGGTATGACTCCACAATTCACGGTGACAAACGGCATATCCTTCCGCTCTCCTATATAGTGGATACGCTGTGCAACCGATTCTTTTCCGGCACCGTTAGGACCAAGTATAAGCACAGAAATGTCAAATGGGGCGACTGTACTGACCAGATGTTCGACCTCCTGCATCTGAAGGCTGTTTCTGGGGAGCAAATCCTTGTTTTTGTCGCATATCACAGATTTGGGACGGAAAATATCTTTCAGTTGTCTTTGCAATTCGTCCATCTGTACCGGCTTTGCCAGATAGTCTTTGGCTCCCAGTTTTATGGCTTGTACAGCATCCGGTACTGAAGCATATCCGGTCATGATAATGAAAGGGATATCCATCCGTTCCTTCCGCATCCATTCGAGCAAAGATATACCGTCCCCTTCCGGCAGGCGTACGTCGGACAGCACAAGGTCGAAACTTTCTTTCTTGAGCAGTTTTCGTGCCCCTGGTTCATCTATTGTTATCTCTGCTTCATAACCGGATTTTTCCAACCTTTTTTTCTGTTGCCCGGCAAGCATGATGTTGTCTTCAACTATCAGTATTCTGTATTTCATTCATGTTTTCATTTAATTATGTCCGTCCATTTCCGATAATCGGCTTTTTGTCTCAGATATCAGCCGGTCTATTCTTCTGACAATTCTTTCCACATCATTGCGGAATGCTGACTCATCCGTATCTTCCACATACTCTTCATAGCTGTACGATTCCAGCTCATGGGCTATTCCCAATTGCTCCCACATCGGGTACATCCTGTGCAGAGTTTCCCATATCCGCTTCCGGTCGGGCTTTTCCTGACTCAAAGAATCCAGCAAGTCAGAACTGTTCCTATTGGATTCCTCTATAAGAGTCTCCAAAGTCCAGCGTTCGTCTCCCGTAGTGACATACAGAGCCTCGAAATCTGGAGAATGATTATCCATTGTTCTGTCCTGTCCAATGAGTGACGAGAGAAATTCGAGCAGGTCTCTTGTATAGAACGGTTTGTGGATACAGCCGGCAAGTCCGGCTTGAATATAGCGGTCTGCATCGCCGTCGTTACGGGCGGTCATTGCAGCTATGGGAATTGTCCGTGAATTTCCTATGTTGGAAAGGCGTAGCAGATGCAACAGGTCAAAACCTCCCGTACCACGCATCTGTATATCGGTCAGCAATAGGTCGTATTCTCCGGTTCTCAATGCCTTGACCACTTCCTGTGCATTGGTACAGGCTCGGCATGAGATACCGTTCCGTTCCATCATTTCAACTGTGTTGCGCAATTGTATCGGATCGTCATCGACTACAAGAACCCGTCGAGGAAGTCTGAGGTTTCCCGTATAAGTTTCTGGCTTGTCTCTTGCAGGCTCATTGGTCTGCCTAAGCGGAATTTCCACCTTGAATTCGCTGCCTTTACCGATCTGGCTCGAAACAGAGAGTCTTCCTCCGAACAGGTTCACCAGCCCTTTCGTAATGGAAAGTCCCAGTCCGAAGCCTTCTGAATCCAAATCAGGAGCAGCCCGTTCAAAGGGCTGAAAAATGCGTTGTGTTGTGTTCTCGTCCATTCCTATCCCCGTATCTTTGACCTTTACTGAAAGAGTATCTTCTTCATAACTTGCCAGAAATTTGATATAACCTGTACGGGTGAATTTTACAGCATTCTCCAGAATGTTGACCACTATCTGCCTTATGCGGTCTGCATCGCCAAGGACGGTGATGCCGCAACCCATAAAAGCCTTGTCAAACATCAATCCTTTGTCGTTCGCCTTGCGTGTGTATTCTTCAGCGATACTTTCCAGAAAGGATTCAAGATGGAAAGGAATTTCGTTTAGGGTTTCTTTAGCATCGTCCAGACGGGAGAGGTCAAGCAGGCTGTTGGCAAGCCGGGTGATATGACGGGATGATTCAAGGATGTTTCCGAGATAGGCATTGCGGCGTTTCCGGTCACGAGTATCCATGGCCAGTTCAGCACTGCCACTGATGGCATTGAGAGGTCCTCGTATGTCATGGGAAAGTGTGATGATTATTTTCTTGCGCATGTCGGAGAGTGTACGGTTTTGTGTTGCCGTATCTTCCAGTTCAGCCTTGTCCCTTTCCCTGCGGTTAAGGTCACGCATGATGATAAGGTGCGAAATGATGAGCAGGATGATGGCCATGCCGATTACTCCTGCCATTAAAAAGAACGACATTTTCTCTGCTTCTGCCATTTTTAACTCTCTTTGTGAGAAGGCTGTTTGTGCCTGTTCGTCAAGGTCGTTTATCAGCTTGTTCAATGTCCTGTTCAATTCCCTGTTGCGCATACGCAGGCTGTCGGCATAAATGTCCATTTCGCTCGCTTGTCTTTGATGTATTGCTATCAGGCTGTCACTGAAATCATGAAGTTCTTTTTGGGATGGCATTACTTGTATTTCTTCTTTTTTCCCGAAGAATCCTGCAATCCCTTTTTTCTTTTGTTCTATGGTACGGATATGTGTTGCACGCCTTGCCACTTCCGGCAACTGGTTTACCAGCACGCTGTCCGCTTCAGTTCGCCGTTCAAACATTTCCATTATGTGCAGCAGGTGTGTCTCCTTTTCGGCAAGCAGAGCACGAAGAGTGTCTATCTGTTCCGGGCGTACATATTCACGGCAGTGCCGTTTCAGCAAGTTCAGTAAACTGTCGGCTTGCAGTCGGCGGTTACGATAGTATAGATAGTCCGCTTTGTTCCAATTTACCACACCCTCACCCAATGTGGCAAGCCCCGTAATACGGCGATGAGCCGTGTTGATACTACGACGCACTTGCCGTATCTCGGCGGACTCGGCCTCTATCTCTTTTATTCGTTTGCGTTCATGTACCAAAATGGCGACCATACTGCCTATGGCCGCCAAAAGAATTATATATCCCAAAAGAATCTTATGTCGTAATCTTATCTCCATCAACTAAATCAAGCGTTTGCTAAAATGGCAGCCATGCTGCCGATGACTGCCATAAAATAATGTTGCGTATGTCATGTCTCAATAAAGCTGCCATTCACAATTCAAACAAAATTCATAAATAACGGGTAGTGCTTGCATTTTGCATTTTATAGCTGCAACAAACGAAACCTATCGTTAAAAAAGCCTCTGTATTTACCTCCTTTGGGTGTAAATGTTTTTATGATATCTACTGATGGATGAACATATTTTGTATAAACGCCAAAAGCACCTACATGCCAGGCATTATTATAATAAACAAATATGAATTGAACATTTGGAGCTGCCGTCTTATAAAGCCCATAGTTATCCCAATAGGATCCGGATTGAATTCGACAGACTTGAGCCCCTCTATTTGTAGGCGGGATGCGATACATATTTCTACCATCACTATCATGATAGAAGACATAACGATTGAGACTTGGGAAAGAGTGGACTTCTATAGCACATCCGCTTAACGCCAGTGTAGTGACAATTTGTCCATTGAATGGATGGTTAACAACACATGAACCTACATTATTTGGTATGAATGGGAAATAGAAGTCAGTACCAAGTGGTGTTGGTATTAACCTGAAAAGAGAGCCTCTTCTCAAACTAATTTCTGTTATTGTTACTGGACCTGCAGGAAATGCATATCCTTGAGGAAGCACAAAAATATTTGAACTATTGATAGTCGCTACAGGGTTAATTCTTAAACTCGGTAATATCGGCATTTTTGTATGAATTATAAGAACGGGACTTTATCCATCCCGTTCTATATGTTTATACTCTATTTACTGCTTTCTGTATTTATAGGCTCGATACAGGAAGCCATTATATCCATCAGTTTAGACAGACCTTCGGTCTGCGGCTGCTGACTGGCTGTCACATGTATCTGGTATTTTGCCGTTTGGTTGGTCATGCGGGTGTTCTCACGGGCGGTCGTTACTTTGCCGCTGATTTCTGCGCTTATTAACCAACTCTTCCCGGAAACTTTTGTTTCTACTTTGGCATTAATAGTGCTTTTTACATTTGAGGTATCAGTAACCTCCATCTGGAAATCTACATCCACGCGGTCTATAAGCAGAGAAGGAATAGGCACCAATCCTATAAACGGAGCCTTGACACTTTGTGGCATTGTTGTCATTACTCCATCCTGCTGTATCGGTCTTTTAATATCGAATTCCAATACACGAGCTGTTTTACCGTCGTCATCAAAAGCAATTTGCTTGTAGAAATTCCATGCTGTCGCTGCCAATTCCTGTTGTGCTTCGGCTGCTGCAATAAGTGGAGCTGCAATAAGTTCCCGCATGGGAAGCCCCTTGAATTTGTCAGTCACGTTTGAATCTGCTTTAAGAACTGGAGAAGTTTCTCTGTTTTGAGTCTCTTCCAATGCAGCGGAGATAATTTCTTTCGCCTGTCCGCTTACATTTTCATTCAAGTTTTCCGCATTTTCTTGTTGCCCTTGGTTTAATATTTCTTCTGCTATAACATTTGAATTTTAAAGTTATTAGATGTTTTTTACAAAATCGTCAATGATTCGGGAAATACTCTCCGGAGTCTCCTGAACCTTAAAATTGACGCAAACCTCCATGACATCATCCGCATCCGGTTTTATGTTGCTCATCTGCATCTGGAGATTGGCTCTGTGCGGACTGGATAACAGCAAGTTGTTTTCCGGGATCTGTGATTCCACGCTTCCGACCTTCGCCTTGAACTTTATCTGCACATTATCCATTGCAAGATAATGATGGGATATCAAGGCTATAAGTGGAATATCAATAGTCTTGTCTCCAACCATGATTTTTTTTCGATTGGAACGTATTTGCGTTATTTGCATTTGTTCCTTCAAAAAGTCTGGTCAGATTTTGTATCTGATGATTCTGCAATGTATCTTGTGCACAGTTTACGGCGTATTGCAAACCATTCATAATATCAGAGAATGAATTGGTTTGAACACTGTCCGGCTCATCGTCATTATTTTTCTTGTCTCTGTGAAAAAGTCCCATGTTTTTAATTTAATTACTTGATTTGTTGCCTTTAATGAGCACCAATCTTGACAATGTCCGGCTTACAGCTTCCATATTTACACTGGAGTCTATATTATTATTAACAATGCCTTGATGCCAAAACCTATATGGTGGATTCTCCGTGTGTTCCAGCACGTCCTCCTTTTTTTATTGGGGTTATACTTCGGTTAATGTTCGTTGCGGGCGGAACATTTCCGCCCGCAACGGCTTACTGCTTCCTCAAGGTAGGCAATGCTCCTTTAAGTTCGTAACGCCACTCTGAGCCTGCGGTCTGCAAGGCGGTGTTCATGGCATCAACGGCTTTCTGCCAGGTAACGCCAGTGCCGTCCACCTTCGTGGCTTCGGTGCTTTTCTTATTGTAGCCGATACCTTGTTCATGATTGTTCTTCCAATAGCAGGCGGTCAC